AGCCGGGGCTGCTCCGCTGTCCTGATCGAATGCCAATGCGGCTTCTTCGAATCCTTCGCCTGCCATTTTAATTACCTGCCTCTCTTGTTGATGAACGATGCATCGTTGACGAAGGAGTGAAGCTTTGCCTTGACTGCTTCCAGTACCTTCATACTAGCATGCGCGGTGGTGGCTGTCAAGTCCCCTACTGGCGCCTGAATGAGCAGTTGGATGTATTCCGCCTGCATTTCTTCGAACGCTTCGTTGAGTACCTTGTTATTCAGGAGAGCCCGAGCGTCAGACGCCCGGTCCTCCAATTCTAGTGGCGACTTAGCCATTTGGCGTATTCTCCCTGTTGGTGATCGCCGTGGCCGGTGCGGCATTCGCCATGCCCATTATCGGGTACTCCGAAAGAGTGGACATGAGGTCGATGATGGACTTGAGGCCAAGCTGGTCGCGACGGAAGTCGTCGTCCGCCTTGAGCTTTTCGCGCTTGAACGCCTGTTCGGCAGTCGCGACGACGATATCCTTCTTGACCTTTTCGAGTTCGGCCTTGGCGAGCAGTTCCTCGGGCGACGGTTCCTTGGGTCCCTTGAGCGACTGCATGATCTCCGGGGTGACGTCGTTGAAATAGCGGGACGTGTTTTTCACGTTCGCCATCGCCAGCTTGTCCTTGAGCGTGTTGAGATACTGCTCCGGGGTGACGAAGGGGTTGTCGAGGCCCATCTGCGTCATGATCATCATCTGCGTCTGCTGGATGTCGTTCAGCGCAGTCATCCGGGTGATGTCGGAACCCTTGCCGAGGCTCGGATTGACTTTCACAGTCATGTTGGGGTCGTACAGCGACGGGCTGAGGCTGACCCATTTGCCCTGCCACTTGATCGTACGATTCCGGTTAGGGTTGCGGACGATCTCCCGGAACAGACCCTGCATCATGTCCTTGAAGCCAGTCTCGGCAAGGATGCGGGCAATCAGTTCGATGCGTTCCTGAGCGCCCGTGACGATGGCGTCGATGCCCATGAGGTTCGTCGACTGCAGGGCCTTGGGGTCGACACCCTTCGACGCCTCCGAAATGCCGGTGCGGCTCTGACGGATCATGTCCATCGTTCCCATCATCTCGAAGATGTCGGAACCGTTGAACGACGGGCGGAATTCCTTGATCGCCATCGCCGGGTCGGTCTTGGTGCGGATTACGCGACCCCAGCCATCGGCCAGCACGTCTTCCATGCGGACCAGATTCTCGTTGACGGCGAGGTCGGAGTACATCGACGCGGAAATGTTGTCCAGAGCGCCCCGAAGAAGCTGCGTCTTGATTTCCTGAATGTCCTTGACCAAGTCGGCCACTGCGTCACCCACTACCGTGTGGGGGCGCGGGTCACCGCAGAACACCGCCATATTGACGTGGTCTACGATTTCGTCCTCGAGAATGTCGTAGTTGTCCCCGATGGTGCAGATACGGTGCAGTTCGTCGATCCCGTCGCCGTCTTGGTCGATGCGGATGAAGTATTCCCCGTACACTACGAGGTCGTCGTCGACCGAACTGTCGATGCCGGGGGTCCGGATGGATTCCTCGAAGTTGTAGTGGTTGTAGTTGCCCGCATATTCCATCACCATTTCCTTCGGGTAGCCCCGAGCAATGATGTCGGACGCCGGAACCAGTTCCTCGGAACCGACGATGCGGGACGCCTTGACGGACTTGGCGCGGCGCGACACCCGGAAGTTTTCCGGAGGCACGGCCTCGACCCGGATGACCGGCTTGGACACGATATACTGGAGCCGCACTTCCTTGATGATATTGAACTCATCGGGCGGGGTCATTTCGAGGACTTCGACCTTGGGCTCCGTCGACCCGGCGCTGTATTCCTCGATGATGTTGTTCAGTTCCGTGACTTCGATGTTCTCGAACTCGCGCTGCTTGACCTCGTGAGTCTCATCGGACCACCAACGCACGACGCCGATTTTCGACGTAAGCGTATCCTTGAAGAGGCTGTGAAGCATCAGGAATCCGTCATTCTCTTCCCAGAAGGTGTAGAGAACATCGGTGGTGGCTTGCTTAGCCCCCTCTTCCAGTTCCGGGCGCGACGGCTCGAAGTCCGCGACGTTCTCGGACGACGTGAAGATGCGCATCAAGGACGGCATGATCGCCATGACGGTGTCGCGAACGTCGGTGGATACCGCCGTCGACCTGTTGACCGGGACATCGGAGACGTCGAGGTCTGCGAGGGTGTTGATCGGAAGATTCGGGTCATCCGCCGAAAGGCCGGGGGCATTACCGTAGTAATACTCGAGGTTTTCTTCCCGATCCGGCGCAAGCTGGGAGTCGTTGTAGTCAACGGCGTCCGCAATCAGGGCCTTGATCTTCGCTTCGTAGTTGTCCGCAAATTCCACGTCATCCTTGGAAATACGGGAACCTACGGCTGAAAAGATGGATTCCATTATCTCATTCCTCTTACCCTGCGACGCAGTCCACCACGTCGCATGCTGATTACGTTGCTAGCCGAGGCTCCGTACCCGTTCAGTAGATGCATACCCATGGCCCCGGTGCGGAATGAGTCCGCTCCGTGCGAGGCCCAATTGTGCACCGGACGGCCATTCTTGCTGCGATGGTAATTTTTCAACGCCGAAAGGCCGATGTCACAGTTTTCCTTGTCGAACTTGGATACCCGCAGGACGGAGCGAACCGCTTCAATCCCATCTTCGACGCGATGCAAGTTGGTGACAATCACTTCCGAGTTGCTGAACAACGTCATAGCAATTTCGTATCGCGATTTGCCAGTTCCCAATTCCCTTGCTTTGATGTCGTGCGGGAAGATGTGCCCGCCGATAACGTATTTGTGCTTCTCGATCGCCAGCGCGATGTCGGGAAGGCCCTTGCCGGTGACTTCTTCGTACCGGATGAAGTGAAGCTCGCCGCCCGCGATCTGGTAATACCACAGGGCCGTCGCGTCGTGGATGCCAAGGTCCCACCAGATGTATACCGGGGACTGCGGCTGATACGGAACGAACGTGATGCAGTCGTTTGCTTCCAGTTCGTTGATGATGTCGCCGTAGTACGATCCCTCGACCGGTGCGTCGAAGCTGCAGAGCATTTCGCGAGCATATTCCTCGGGCGTCATGTCCTGCGTCATTTCGATCACTTCGTCGGGATCGAGCGCGTCGGTATGCGTCACCGGGATTTCGAAGATGTCCCACTTGGGGTTGTTGCGATTCTTGTTTCTCAGAGCAGCAAAGTGGTCGTCGCCGTTCGACGTTCCGGAGATGATGGCCCACCCCTGATAGTCAGCCAGACACGGACGAACCACGGTGCTGAATACTGCGGGGTGCAGAAGCGGAAACTCGTCGAGCATGATGCCGTCGAAGTACAGACCGCGCATTCGTTCGTAAGCTGCCGCACCACCGTATAGACGGATGGAGGCCCCGTTGGGCAGAATGCACATCAGGTCGCCTTCGAGGAATTTCACTCCGGGGATTTTCCCGGCGAAATGCTTCAGGTAACCCCAGATCAAGTCCTTCGTCTGGTCGAACGACGGGCCGACATAGGCGTAACGCGGCGGCGGGTCTTGGCGGGTATTCTCCAGCGCCTTCTTGATCATTTCGTTGATCGCCGCAACCGATTTCCCGGCACGACGATGGGCCACCACGAACTTCCAACGCTTGTCGGAGGTGTGGAGGGGCACGAAATGCTTGCGAGGAATATAAGGAATAACGACCTGAACCGGTGCGCCAACATCGTCGTCGATCAGCGCGGCTTCACTCATGGTCGATTACCAGGCTTTCCGGGGCAGAGGGGCCAATGGCAGTCCCGTCGGCCCACGCGATTTGCACCGTAGCCCCTTGCTGATTGTTGATGGTGACTTTCGGAGCACCCGAGCCATATCCCCGATCCTTGCCGGGGCCGAGCAGGACGAATTTCGCCATGGCGTCTTGGCGACTTTTGTCTTCCGTGTCCATCAGAGCATCCACGACCACGGCCTCGGCCATGTCCTTGATCTGCTCCTTGGCTTCGGCGAGTTCGTTGGTCAGGTATCGGGACCGCATGACGAAGCTGCGGAGACGCCCGCTATTCACCTTGAGCATCTTCGCCGCCTCGGTGATATTTCCGGCGCATTTCCAGATCGCAGTGCGGCATTCCTCGATATCAAGCGGCAACGCCACCGGACGCTCGGAGTACGGCATCGTGGGGAGGGGAACGAGGTCAAAGGGGATGCTGTGTACTGCCATTGGCCTTCATACGGTTCTGCCTAGGTTCGTGGCAGTGTACCATGAACCTAGGCAGCTGTCAAGTACCGAACGAAGTTCCGGGGCGTTCAGCGGCCGAAGAGGGCGCGCAGGTCGTCGACCGTGAACACCTGGCCGGCGAGGCCGAACAGCACATGTTCACCGGGGGTATCCTTGGCGACCAACGAAAAAATGCGCTGGAGCTTGTCGTGGGCCTTCCGGCCGCGCTCTTCGCGATTGAGGTTGACTTCCGGCTCTTCGCCGAGCATGGCTTCGAGCTTCTTCTGCTCTTCGACCGACACGTCGGAGGTGCCCTCGTCCTTGACTGCACCCTTTTCGTCGGGGTCCTTGACCGGAACAGCGGCGGGGGCGACGGGCTTGGTCGACTGGACAGGCGGGGTCACGTTCTTCGCCGGCTCATCGCCGTTGGTCAATTTCTTTTCATCCGTCATGGTAGTCTCCTTGTTGGGAGTTGTTGCAACTTGATCAGTATAGCACACCCGGCACCGGGTGTCAACGCAGGTTGAACATAGTGAACAGGCCGTGGCAGGTAGACCGGAAGATATGGTCCTTGATCTGCTGCTCGACCGGCAGTTCCTTGTAGGGAACGAAGCACGGATGGCGTTTGTTGCCGGGGTCCTTGACCGGTCCGTACGACCACCCATCTGCTTCCTTTTCCTTGTACCAGCTTTCATGGCTGGCCGAGGCGTCGGCGTCCGGGTTGTGGTAGTGGAACATGACCCCATTCAGGGCCGAGTCGCGCTGCCATTTCGGGGCGTCTTTCCAAAGCGGCTGCGAGTCGTCGCCCATGGTCTTGCAGTAGGCCCGGTTCGCCTCGTGGCAAAGCTCGGCGATGAAGCCGAACCTGTATCGCAGTTCCTGTTCCTCTGACATCTTCATGTTAGATTTCCTTTTCGCCATATGCCGCGTGGTCGGGCAGGTCGATGCGGCGCGGCTTGAACACCGACCTGTTGATGGACATGAATGCCTTTTCGAGATCGGTGCGCCCCGTCGCGAGCCAACGCTGGTCGATCTCGGGGTCGTCCTTCATCGCGTCGAGCATGCGCAGGATTTTTTCTTCCTGCAGCTTCATCTTGTTGACGCGGTCGGTCTTGTCCGTCGTCTGGTTGGTGTACCCGAGAACCGGCAGCGGCTTGTGTTCGATGACGAACTCCGCTATTTTGTCGACGTAGACGAACTTGTCGTTCTTTTCCACCCGCACTTTCCCGAGGGCCATATCCGCGTTCAGCGCGTTCCAGAATGCCACCGAGTCGTCGGGGCTGGATACGTCCATCCGGTCAAACACGACCCGCTGTATTTCGTCGTTTGCCATGAACTTTGCGTACAAGTCTGTAAGTCCCATTTTCCACCTTTGTGATTGAGTTGTTCATAGTCATCTGCGTGAAGTTCCGCCTCACGGATTCAAGCATATATGACGCTTTGTCGTTCGTAAACAACACGAACGGGTCCCCGGCAAACGAGTTTTTGATGTCGCGCGCCGAAAATTTGAAGGGGGCGACGGCGATTTCCTCGCGCACGGCCTTGGGGAGACTGTCGAATGCGTCCCATTCCTCGCTCTGTCCGACGTGGATATTGGGCATGGTATCATCGACATTGCGTATGCGGCGCTCTTGCGACTTCATATTCCATCACCCCGTTGAACTATTGAGGCCCCGGCGATCAACCCGGAGCCTCAACGATGGCAGCCATTCCGGCTAAGTTGGCGCGGTGCTCTTATGGTGCTCTGAGCTACGCCCCCGAAGAAGCGGGTGTTCACCACGTACCGTCCTCCGCGTTTCCCTTACCATTGCCGTTCACGTTTTGTATTTGATGCCTCAGTGTGGACGACGAACCTTTGGCATCTGAGTAGTATATCACGCCGGGGCGCGGCTGTCAAGTATGGGGATGCATTGCCACGCGGTAGCCGAACTTAAAAGAACACGCGCGCGTGGGGGCGTATATAGGGTATTCAACTACCCCTGAATTTCCCGTCCGCCCCCCTTGTGTATTTTACTTTCCCGTTTTGCGCGGCCATCTTCATATTCTCGCTTTGTGTCCCGTATTTCAAGTTGGACACCATATTCCTGGTTCTGTCATCGTCAATGTGTAGTACATTCATTCCGGGGGGTCGCGGCCCTATGAACAGTTTTGCTACTTCGTTGTGTACCAACAACGTTACGGTCTTGTTGCACCCTGATCCCAGTTTACCAACCGGAACGTTGAACCCCAGGTATATCCTTCCGCCGTGTTTGGCTCCTTTATTTACGCGCTTCAATTTGCGTGGCCGCCATTCCCCTGACAGCCTAGACTCTACGTTGCCTAGACTCGACACGCGAAACATCGGGTGTTCAACTATTACCTTCCACTCTTCTTCCATGTGCGCTTACTCCTTGCTACTTAGTCAGTATAGCACAGGGGACCGTGCCCCGTCAACCCCCCGCACACGGCTTCCAGGGTCCCCCTGCTCACGTTCACGGGTCCCTTCTGCGCAGGGGGGATGTCGCTGCAACCGCGCCGGGAGACAACCAAGGCGAGCGCAACCGCGCGGCGCGGCAATGGGGAGTTGCAACAACCACGACGCGCTGGTGCGATGCAGCAACAACCAACACACGCAACAACCACGACACGCAGACACGCGGTCGCACACAACCAGAAGGCGTTGCAACCACGACACGCAGAAACGCTTACGCACAACCGGCGGAGGCGCTTCGCGTCGTCGCGACGGGGGGCGCGAGCCATGCGTCCGATGCAGGGCAACCATGCAAACGCGACATATTGACACGAGCCTCGCGGCGTGGTACGATGCGGAATAGACAGCAACAGGAGACGACGCCATGATCCACGTCAACGAATACCGGGCCAACGCCGACGGCCTGATGGTCCAGACCCGCGCGGAAACGGTCCGCAGCACCCGCGCAGCAGAAGCCCGCATCCGCCGCTGGTGCCGCGAAGCAGGCCACAACCCCGACGATCTGGCCGACGCCGACACCGAATTCGGCAGCCAGTGGTCGCTGGACTGGGAAGACTGCGGCGCACCGGGCTCGATCCTCTGGGAGATCGGCCTCGACAGCCTGATGGGCTGATCGTTCCACGTGAAACACAACACCGAAAGGACAGCCACCATGGCCCGCATCATCCACCTCACCGACGAGCAACACGCAGCCCTCGAAGCGGTTCTCGGCGCGTTCAACGAGCTAGCGCCCGAAGACCAGTACGAAGCACTGGAACAAAAGCTGCCGGGCGACGACGCAGCAGCGATGCACCGCATCTGGTCCGACATGGCGATGGCGGTGCTGGAGGCGAAGCACACCGACGACTACGGGCGCGAAGCCTAACAGAAACGACGACACGAAGCGCTTCGACGCTGCGCGGCCAACCAGCTGCGCGGCGGCGCACCCATGTGCGTGAAGGTCAGCGAAACCACGACACGACGACGCAGAGGCGCTTCGACCCGGCGAGCGGGAATGCGGCGACCCGGCGAGCCGGAATGGCGTCGATGCGGTGCGCGATGTAGCAGCGAAAGGCGGCTGCCATGCCCCAGCGTACCCCGCATGCAGGTACAGCGCTACGTACGCCCATACCCCAGCTTTTCTGTGGCCGCAGCTACACGGTGTACAGCGAAAAGTCCTCAGGGACCCCCACCCCATGTAGCGCTAGGTCACCACACAGAAAAGCTAGGGGATGTGGGTACGTAGGGAAGTGGGTGCATGCGGGGTATGACCGCCTCGCGTCGCCACCTCAACGTGTCTGCAGGTCGCTGTTTCCCTGCCCCGTCGTGCGTTGTGTCGCCACCTCAGCGCAACCCTGCAAGCCTCGTGCCAGTTCGCCCCTCAGGTCATGCGTCCAACGCAACCTTGCCATGCAAAACGAACATGGCCCGATCGCTTGACACGACCATCGCGGCGTGGTAAACTGCAAACAGATCGAGGGGCAAGCCCGCCCCCGACAACCGCAGGAGCAACCACCATGGCCCGCAAGACCGCACAGAACACCGCACACGACCTCGCACCGGAAGCCCACGACGAGGACGTCACCTTCATCGATCTGGAGCAGATGGAAGCCGAGGACGGCGAGGACGAAGTCGCCCTGCCCCGTTCCGTCGTCGCTGGCCGCTACAAGGCCAAGTACGCCGAGCGCGCCGAGCAGATGGCCCGCAAGCCCAAGGACGTAGCCAAGAAGGCGCTCAAGCGCTCCACCTGCGACTGGCTGGCGATCGAGCTGGCTCGCCGCACCCTCGACGAAAAGGCCGTCCTTTCGGTGCCCGCTTTCGAGGCCATCCTCGACGCGAACGGCGTGGAACACCGCCACTGGAACCGGACCACTCGCGGCTGGCAGGGTCGCCTCCGGATGACTGGACGCCTTGCCCTCCAGCGCGTCGTGGCCGAATGCGGCGAACTGGCCCTGCCCGACGGCTCCACGCTTCCCGCGCCGAAGGTCTGGGTCGCCAAGCACCAGCACTAAGCCGCTACATCGCCACCCCTTGCGGGGTGGCGTCATGCCCCAACCAAGGAGAACCGCCATGAACCTGACCGAAATCCGCAACCACCGCCTAGCCGACGCACTGGCCGAAATCGTTGACATCGTCCGCGAACTGCAGCGCACCACCGACATGCGCGACGATGGGCAAACCCTGCTGAACGAAACGCCTGAGAACCGGATCGCGCGACACACGCTGAACAACCTCGACAACTGGCTGCCCCTCACGCAGAACGAAGCCGAAAAGCTGGAGTGGACCCTCCTTTCGGTGAAGTCCGTCTGCCCGGTCGAGCCGCTGAACGACGAAGATCGGCTGCTGGTGTTCGAAGCCATCGCGGACACATGGTCCGACCTGCGCGGCGGCGAGATCACGAGCGAATACACCGCGAACTGGAAAGACTGGCAGTGGCGAGCCGAACTCGACGACATCATCGCGATGGGCAACGACGAAGACTGATTGACAGCCCGCGCACCATGTGCTTTAATGTAGCTATCAACAACGGAGCCTAACCACCATGGACAACGTCATCCGCAAAATCACGGCCCTGCTCAACACCAACGGGTGCACCGAAGCAGAGGCCGAAGCCCGACTGGCCAAGGCGCAGGAACTGCTGGCCAAGCACAACCTCGACATGGCCATCATCGGCAAGGACAAGAAGACCGGACCCGAAGCCCGCAACGACACGAAGCGCAAAGGCGGGCTGTACTCGTGGCAGCGCAAACTGTGGAAGGCGGTCGCAGAGCTGAACTTCTGCTACTACCTTTCGGTGAAGGGCCTTGCGAAAGGGTCCACCTACGAGCACCGCCTCATCGGTTCTCAGGGCAACGTGATCGCGACCGAGGTGATGGCCCGCTATCTGCAGGAAGTCATCGAAAAGCTGGCGCAGACGTGGGCGAAGGAAAACGGCTACGGGTCGGTGTTCGTGCGCGACGCCATCGCCTACCGCGAGGGGATGACGGCACGGGTGACCATGCGGCTGGCCGAGCGCAGACAGGCGGTCATCACCGAAGAACGCCAGAAGGCCGAGCGCGCCAAGCAGGAAGCCGCGCGGACCGGCGACACCACGGGCAATGCGCTGACTATCCTCGACATCATCAGCACCGAAGCCGACCTGAACTACGACTACGTCAACGACTGGGAACTCGGCACGACAGCCCGTCAACGCGCAGAACGCGAAGCATACAGCAGGAAGTTCTGGGACGAATACTTCGCGAAGGAAAAGGCACAGGCCGAGTGGGATGCCGCGCACCCGGAAGAAGCTGCAGCCCGCAAGGCGAAGGAAGCCGAGGACCTGCGTCGATGGACCGAAAAGGAGGCGAAGAAGGAAGCGCGCCGCAAGACCACGCAACCCCGCGCCCGCAAGCTCTCGCCGGAAGAAGAACGCGCAGGACTCTACGCATTTCGCAAGGGCCACGCCGACGGGGCACAGGTCGGCATCGACCAGCAGGTCAAGGGCACCAGCAAGAAGGAGGCGATCCGGTAATGGGAAACGAGAACAGCGGACGCAAGAAGACCCAGATGTGCGACCTTGGCGTCGCTATTGCGAAGGCGCACCCCGATTGGGGTGTGTGGCGCGTCTACGACGAACTGCGGGAAACGTACCCGACATACACGGAAGCAGCGCTGCGCTGCGCCCTCAAGCGGTGCGGCATCGTCTGCCCGCCGTCGAAGCGGCCCATCGGCCACCCGTTGCGGACGCCCCAGAAACCACGGGTGAAGAAGGCCAAGGCGGCACCGCAGCAAGAAGCGCCGCGCCATCAGCCCACTGTTCACGGCTACGCGGGGCGGTCCCGCTGGTCGGCCCGCTACACCGAGCTATAGGGACGGAACGCACATGACCGAAATGACCCCACGTGAGTACGCAAGACTGGCCCGCACCTGCGCGAAGGAGGGCAAGTACACCTTCATGCTGTCCGACGGCGAAGCCGACTACGGCTGCGTCGATGCGCGCGGCAATTTCTTCACCAACAACTACCTCAGCGCGCTCGCCGCCCTGTTCACTAGCAACTTGATCAACGGGCCAAGGGATAAGGCTTCCCGTCGTGCCGTGATCCGGTCCGTGCGCAACTGGCGCTTGAACCGTGGAGTGATCCGCCTTCCTTGAATTCCTCGCCCCATTGACTGCGCGGCGTACGCGTGGTACAGTGGGGCACAGCCATACCGGAGACAAACGATGCTGAACGACCCCAAACTCCCCGCAGAGCACCCACTCAACCAGCTTCCGGCCAGTCTGTTTCGTGACCGGTCCGAGTTCGCCCCCAAGCTGAACAAAGAGCTTCGTTGCGGCGTCCTCGCGGCCTACAAGTCAGGCATTTCCGTCAACGCCCTAGCTGCTGCTTTCGGCGTAAATCGTCGGACCATCACCCACATCGTGTCGCCCGATTCGCACACCTACCGCGACGTGCGAGAGGAATACGCGCGGCAAGGCCACGTCGAGTTCATAAGCCTCTACATGACGCCGCAGGTGGTGAACATGCTCAAGTCCGCAGCGAAAGCGGAAGAAGTTACCATGACTGCGACCGAATACGACGCTTCCACGCACACGCGGGCGCGCGTTCCTTCTAAGCGCGCCAACGGGTCAGCGGGCATCCAGTTCGTGGCCAAGCCCGACTGGCCGTTCGCGCACCGCATCGACGTGCAGTGGCTCGATGCCAACAGCGCCAACGCCCACACCTCCCCCGACGGCAAGCCGATCGAGCACCCGGAGGGCTGGTATACGCGCGATCTGGACGGCGAGGACCCCGATTTCTGGTACGGCGATCCGGAAGCCCACACGCACCTGACGAGCAGCGCCGCGCTGTTGTATGCGAAATCCAATTGACGCCGCACTCCCCCCGTGTTAAAGTAGGTGATAGACAGGAGGCCAACATGGCAAAAGAACGCACCAGACCCGGATTTGACCACAACATGCCGCTGCACGTTCAGCGCGGCTACGAGCCGCCGCGCTGGTACGATGGGTGGCTGACACTCGCATGCGAGGCACTCGGCCTCCTGATGGGCCTGATGGCCGTCGTGCTGGTTCTCGTGGCGGTGTTCTCATGACCGCCCCCGACAACACCGTACCGGTCAACGCCATCAACGATTTCATCGGCGGCTACAAGCGGTCGTGGGACAAGGAATGCGGCGGGTGGGCCAAGCGCGCCGACGCAGCTGACTTCGCCGCATTCCTTGCAGCCGAACTCGGCATCAACACCAAGGGCGTCGTGCTGGAACGCGACGGGAAGATCACGCGACTGCGTATCCCCCTGATCAGCCAGTATTGGGACCCCAAACCCGGCGAATGGGTCAACGAAATCTTGGTCCTGCGCAAGGAGGTCAAGCGTTGGGCGACTTCGTAGTGTCACAGTCTAAGCGCCAGCCTGACGCACCGAAATTCTCCGCCGTCGTCACGTACGTCGAGGGTGAAGATGAAATGCCGTTCTGCCTCGTGTACGGTCGGACGGAACTCGAACTGTCGCTGCGGGCTACGCTCGTTTGCGACGCCATCAACAAGACCAGAACCAAAGCCTTAGGAGGCATCAATGACCAAGGACATGGAACCCCGGCTGAACTCGGTTGATTCCGCCGTGCTTCACATTAACAACGCTGTCGGCTTCATCGCAGCGGTGGAGCGTGTCGAAACCGAGGCCCGGTTGGGCATGTCGATCGAGCAGCGCGTCGGCGTGTTGGAGCGCTTGCTCTCCCTCACCCTGCAGGCTCTTTCGGTGACCGGCGCAGCTATCGTTGATCTCAACAACGGCCAGCAGTTCATCACCGATGCGCTCGAAGAACAGGCCGACAACTTCGACGATCGCGAATTCGTGCCGCCCTCCCCGGAGAAAGCGGCCGATGAAGAAGACTGGATCGACGACCCGCGCCGCGACGTCGACTCCAAGTCCGAATAACCCGACCACCAACCAAGGAGAACCACCATGACTGTTATCAGCGTTTGCACCTGCGGCAACAACCACGACGCCTATTCGGCGGCGATGCGCCTGTTTGCCGAAACCACCCGCGACAAGGGTGAATGCCCGGTATGGAAGACTGCGGTCGCCGAAGCCTACCTCACCATGAACAAGATGGCGATCAGCGCCCATTGCGACGGCACGTCGCTGGAAGGTATGGACGGCCAGATCATGGCTCAGACCGAGGACTCCATGCTGTACGCCCTGTACAAGGACCCGGAACTGGCCAAGCGCGTGGCCGACACCATCATGGCCTACACCGGCGAGAACCCGAAGACCCGCGCCGAAATCGAGGCCGGTCCGATGAAGCTGGGTTGACACCGGTAACGCCGCGTGGTATACTGATTACAGATGGGGCGGTGGTCGCCCCATTACAACTTCACGGAGACACCAATGGCCATCCACCACACTCACATAAAGCAGACACAGGAGCACGGGTTCGTGCTGTCCGAGGACGCAGACGTCGTCCGCGCATTCCACCCCTCGACCAGCGTCGAGGTATTCGGCTCCACCAGCAAGGACGCCGTCAAGCAGATGTTCGGCTACCTCAACATCTTGGAGGTCGACCGCGATCTGCGTTATCGCCCCTCCAGCACGCGTGCTTTCGCTGGTCACCTCTATCGCGCCGGAACCGACGAAGTCACTGAAAGCGTCGGCACCCCTATCGCCCTCCACGCCCTCGCCCACGGCGGCAAACTCGAATGGGCCAAGCCCGCAATAGTCGTCGACAACATTGAGGACACTTTCGAAATGCACTCCCCGTCGGAGGGCGAGCCGGGACACCGCAAGCCGCTGCCGGAAGGCGTCGTGCCGGGTGAACCGGTCAACAGCGTCGGTTCGTACTACTCCGAGGACGGCACCCTCATGAACGCCGATGGTACGCGGTCGGTGTTTGACGATATCGACGAGGGTGGCGTTCCGGACGGACCGGCACCCGACCAGCCTGTCGAGCGCAGCGCCGCTGGTGTGCCCCTGAATGGCGCCATCGCCTACGCCGAGGGCATCAGCGCGGCAGATTGCCCCTACTCCAGCGAGACGGAGGACGAGGAAGAGTACAACAACTTCGTCCAATGGAACGACGAATGGGACGCCGCCGCAGACGAAGCCGAGGCCGAAAAGGCTGAGGACGAAGGCCACGGTGGCTCGGTCGTCAACAGCAAGTACCGCGGCAAATACGCCGAAATGGGGCACCCGACCCACTGCGGCGACTGGATGGCGGTGTTGCTCAACAATTTCTGCATCGGCGACAAGAACACAGACCTCGTAATGTTCGAGCGCATCTGCAAGCTCAACGGCGTCGACACCAGCAAGTACAAGCGCGATGGCGTCGGCTGGCAGGGCCGCATCCGGATGACGGGCCGCAACCTGCTCGCCAAAAAGGTGTTCCTCGCCGGCAAGATCGTCGTGCCCGCGCTCGACGCCGACGACACGCAGGACAGCCACGAAATCGTCGCCCCTGCCGACTGGATGGCCGAGCAGCGCTACAGCAAGCCGAAGG